AAGAAATGAAGATGTAACTTTTTTTGATCCACAAATTGAACCAAAAGAAATAGAAGATTCAATTAAAGACGGGTTAAAGTAATTTAGATGACGGAGGCAACAGTGCTAGAGCAAATAAGTTCTGTAACAGAATTCAATGATCTATCTGAGTATATGCAAGACAAAGATTTGGACGAGGCTATGGCTTTAATTATTAAGCTGATTTCAAAGCCTGATGTCCCCGCATCAAAAGCTCCAGACCTTATTGTTAAACTGCAAGCAATAAGTTCTAAATTTGCAATACAGGCAAGGTATTACACAACTTTTGAAAAAGGTGGAGAATCCTCAAAGAAAAAAAATGCTTACTACACCGCAGCAGAAGCTGTAGACAAACTAGTTGATGCATTAAAGTATTCAGCAAGATATGGAGTTTAATTGACTATCACGACATTAAAAATTAAAAAGAAGCCAGGTGGCTTTGACAAGGATAAATTTTTAAAAGCATACTACGACACTTTTGAATCTAAAGCTGGATTTACGGAAAAGAAAACTTTTTCCCCAAGTACTCTAGGATATGGACATGGAAATTGTGCAAGATATTGGTTTATTGCATTCAATGGTGCTGAGTTTAAAGACACAGCAACCCCAAAAGCAAAATCTGCTATGGAAAATGGAACCTTTACTCATGATAGATTGCAGCAAAGATTTAGTAAATTAGATGGAGCATATAAAGTTATTGCTCACGAAATTGATACTTGGTACCAGGATCCACCTATTCATGGTTATATGGATTCATTAATACATGATACTGAAAATGATTTAATGCTTCCTTTTGAAATTAAGTCAGCAAAAGATGAGCAATGGTCAATTAAAAAAGTAACGCAAGAGCCTTCAGCGAATCACATGATTCAATTATTATCTTATATGAAAATTTGGGGACACCAACATGGTGTATTTTTTTACGAAGATAAAAACGATCAAGAGCCATTGATGATTGTAATATCTATGGATGATAAAAACACTGCATTGATAGATTATGTTTTTGATTGGTTGAGGGGGGCTTATAAACTTTATACAGAAGATACTTTGCCTAACAGAGCTTTTGAAAAAACAACATGGGCCTGCAAAGGCTGTCCAGTTAAAGATGTTTGCTGGAAAGATATGAAAAATGATGAAGGTCAGGCTCAGTATCCTGCTATGGTAACTGAATTATGATATGTGCTTATGACAAATGTGAAGGAGTAAAAGAATTTGAGCCTAAAACTCATAATCAAAAATACTGCTCAGACGAATGTTGCAAGATAGCAACTAACATTAAGATAAAAGAAAAGTATTATTATAAAAAAGCTAGAGCGTCTGGAGTTGAGTTTGAGTGTTCTACCCCAGGATGTAAACAAATTCTAAGCAGATTTACCACAGATGAAGTTTGCGAAAGCTGTAAATATAAAAAAATATCTAATGAGCGTAAAGAAATATTGAGAATGTTAAATGGCTTCTAAAATTCTTGGCATAGACGCTTCTAAAATTCTTGGCATAGACGCTAGCACCAATAGTATTGCTTTTTGCTTAATGCATGGAAATAAACCTGTGCAATGGGGAGAAGTAAATTTTAGCGGATCTACTGTTTATGAAAGAATTTTAGATGCAAAGCGTAAAGTGCATGCAATACGTGAACGTCTTGATTATGATATAATATGTATAGAAGCTGCAGTATCTGTAAAATCTGTTGCAACTGGTCTTAAGATGGCCTATATGTTTGGAACCATTATGGGAGAGTTGATGTACGACGATACAGATGTTATTGAAGTTCATCCATTAAAATGGCAAGGATATATTAGCAATCCTAATTTTACAAAAGCTGAAAAAGAAGCAGTTAAAAAAGATTTTCCAGGTAAATCAGATTCTTGGTATAAAAGCAAAGTTAGAGAACTTAGAAAACAAAGAACGATAGAGTTTGTTAAGACATTAGGAATAAATACAGATAATGATAACGTTGCAGATGCTATTGGAATTGCGTGGTGGGGTGTAAATGAGTACTGATTTGTATAAATCAAAAGCATGGCTTTATAAAAGATATATAGTTGAAAGAAAAAATATTGTAGAGATTGCAAAAGAAGCTGGCTGCAGTCACATGACAATTCAAAGATATTTAGAAAAGCACGGGATAGTAAAGGGTAAGTAATGCCAATATACGAATACGCATGTATTGAATGTGATGAAGATAAAGAAATTTCAAGAGGATTTAATGATCCAGAAGAAGTACCCTACTGCAAGGAAGGACATAGAATGACTAGAGTTTATACTCCTGCTGGAATTCAGTTTAAAGGCTCTGGCTTCTATAAAACAGATAACAGATGAGTGAAATAGAAATTGCTGGTCAGTTTGACCAGATGAATAAAGTTGTTGAGGAAATGTTAAAGGGTAATAACCCAACTCAAATTTCTAAGCAACTTGGAATACAAAGAACTGAAGTCATAAATCATATTGATACTTGGCGTTCTCTTATAAAAGGAGATCACGGGGTAAAAGAAAGAGCTTCAGAAGCTTTATCAGCAGCGGATCAACATTACAGTATGATTATTAAAGAAGCCTGGGAAACGGTGCACCAAGCAAATGATCAAGATGCTTTAAATGTTAAAGCACAGGCTTTAAAATTAATTGCTGATGTTGAAGCAAAAAGAATTGATATGTTACAAAAAGCAGGTGTTTTGGAAAAAAATGATATGGCAGACTCTATCTTAGAAACAGAAAGAAAACAAGAAGTGTTAGTTGGAATTTTACGTGATGTAACATCTTCTTGTATGCATTGTAAACAGGAAGTTGCTAGAAGGCTTTCTGATGTTACCCGCAGGGTTGAGGTAATATCTGTTGACTGATTTTAGTGCTTTTTTGGATGCACTTGAAGAAGATGCATTTGAAGAAATCCCTGTTGATATTGAAGAGTTTGTTACGTCTAGAGATTATCTAGGCCTGCCTCCTTTGTCAGAGTACCAATATCAAATGATTAAAGCATCAACTCAAATTTACAAAAAAGAAACTTTAATTAAGCTTTACGGGGAAGAAGAAGGAAATAAAAGATGGGGACAGACTTGTAACGAAGTTATCTTTCAATTAGGTAAGGGTTCTGGTAAAGACTATACATCTACAATTGCATGCTCTTACGTTGTTTATTTACTTCTTTGCTTAAAAGATCCAGCAAGATACTATGGAAAACCTCCTGGAGATTCTATTGATATTATCAACGTTGCTATTAACGCTATTCAAGCACAGCAGGTTTTTTTTAAAGGATTTAAAACTCGTATCACTAGATGTCGTTGGTTTGATGGCAAATATGAAGCTAAAATGGGAAGCGTTGTATTTGATAAAAGCGTAACAGTTCACTCAGGTCACTCTCAAAGAGAATCTTGGGAAGGTTATAACCTTTTGTTTGCTGTTCTTGATGAAATTTCTGGATTTGATTTAGACTCAACAAGCGGTAACGAACAATCTAAAACCGCTTCTGCTATATATAAAATGTTTAGAGGATCAGTTGATTCCCGTTTCCCCCAATTTGGTAAAGTAATTTTACTTTCATTCCCACGTTTTAAAAATGATTATATACAACAAAGATATAACGAAGTAGTTGCTGATAAAGAGGTGATTGTTAGAACTCATACATTTAAAGTAGATGAAGATCTTCCAGATGGAACAGAGGGTAATGAATTTACCATTGAGTGGGAAGAAGATCATATTATTAATTATAATCAGCCAAAAGTATTTGCATTAAAAAGGCCAACGTGGGAAATTAACCCAACAATTAAAATTGAAGATTTGGCTATGAATTTTTATTCAGATCCAATTGATGCTTTATCTCGTTTTGCCTGCATGCCACCAGAATCTATTGACGCACTATTTCATTCAAGAGAAAAAGTAGAAACTGCTTTTAGTAATTTAAATTTGGCTCTAGATGATACTAATTCTTTTAAAGATTGGTTTCAACCAGAAGAAGAAAAACAATATTATATTCACGTTGACTTAGCTTTAAAGCATGACCATTGTGCTGTAACTATGGCTCACGTAGATAAATGGGTTACTATGAAGATGGCGGGAGCATACACAGATGCACAGCCATATGTGGTTGTAGATGCAGTAAGATATTGGACCCCTACAAAAGAAAAAGTAGTAGATTTTACAGAAGTTAAAAACTATATAATTTCATTAAAGCAGCGTGGATTTGATATAAGAAGAGTAACCTTTGACCGCTGGAACTCATACGACATGATGGAGCAGTTAAAGTCTTATGGCATGAACTGCGAAGTTTTATCTGTAGCCAAAAAACATTATGAAGATATGCTTTTAAGCGTTATGGAAGAAAGAATCAGTGGCCCAAGACTTCCATTGTTAATTGATGAATTGCTTGAGCTTAGAATTGTTAAAAAAGATAAGGTTGATCACCCTAGAAAGGGATCAAAAGACCTTGCTGATGCTACTTGCGGTGCAATTTATAATGCGATAAGCTTAACTCCTAAAGGTGATGGAGAAATCCAAGTTTATCGGTATGACGCACTTGATGAAGATATTGAGCGGGATACTGATATTAGAGGAAACAATATCATTAGGGCAGAAAATAAAAGAGAGATACCAGGCAATTTAAGAGATTTTCTAGGTATGGATTCTAATGACGATGCCCCATCTGAAGGTTTTGTGGATAATTTTAGGATATTGTAAAATGAAAATACTGAAGAGTAAGAAGTCTAATATAGACTATGAGCAGCTATATCATGACTCACAGCAAAAATTAAGCTGGTACATTGAAGCTTTGGAGACAAAACAAATTCAATGTGATAGAATAGAGTCTGTAGCTGAAAAACTTCAGTCAGACAATTCCAAACTAAAAAAAGAGTTGGAAGCCCTAAAACAGGGCATGTTAGATTTGCCTAAATTATTAGGTAAAAACCTAGGAAAATAACCAATAAGAAAAGGAAATAAATGAATACAAATAAAAAGATCGCCTTTGCTATCGCTGCAGCCCTAGCAATTACAGGTATCTCAACATCAGCACATGCTGCACCACTGTCAGTAACAGTAGCAGGCGTGACTAATACAACAACTTCTGCAGCACCAGCAACAGTAGCAGTACCAGCAACTAACGTTTTGACTTCTGCAAACACTATTGCACTTGCAGCAACAGCAGACACAGGAACTTCTGTAACATTTACAGCAGCAGGTGTTGCTCTTGTATCAGCACTTAACACAACAGATGCTCCAAAGTCGGTAGCATCAGGGGTGGCATCAATTTCAGTAACTTCTACTGGATCAGCAGTAACAGTTTATGCTTACACAACAAGCACAACAACTGGCTCAGTAACTATTACAAATGGTGCATATTCAACAATCGTTTACATTAAGGGTACAGCTGGACCTGCAAACAACATTGCAGTCTCAGTACCTTCAGCAACAGCAGTTGGTACAGCACCAGCAATTGCAGTATCTGCAAAGGACGTATTTGGAAACGCAGTCGGGGGAGAAACAATTACTGTTATATTGATTGGTTCAACATTTGCTGATCTTTCACTTACAAAGACACTTGTCACAGCAACATCAGCAGATGTTACAGCAGACTCAACACTAGTATTGGGTTCAAAGTCAGCAACACTTGCAACAGCAGTTGCAGGGAACATCACAGTAGTTGCTACAGATGCTTCAATTGCTACTTCAGCAACTGGACTTCCAGCAGCAGTTAAGTCAGTAGCAGCAACATTTGCTGTATCAGATCTTAATGCAACAATTACAGCACTTAATGCAACAATTGCATCACTTAACTCGCAACTTGCAGCATCAGTTGCAGGACGTGCAGCAGATAAGGTTGCAGCAGACAAGGCACTCGCAGATGCAGCAGCAAAGGCAGCAACCGATAAGGCAGCAGCACAAGCAGCATCAGATGCAGCAGCAGCAACCGCAGCAGCAGCATACAAGGCAGAGTACAATGCTCTTGCTACAAAGTGGAACAAGGCTAATCCAAAGGCTAAGATTGCACTAAAGAAGTAAATTCTATATCATAAAAAGGGGGCGGGATTTCATTCCGCCCCCTTTTTATAAAGAAAAGGATTAATAAAAGTGTATGAAGATTTAATTGTTGGTAATATAAAAACAAAATACCTTAATCATTCTGATCCCGAAAACAGTATTATAGACTATACATTTCAATTAAATAGTGATGGCTATAGAAGTAAAGAATTTAGCACTAACACTGAAACTTTAATTTTAGGATGTTCACATACTTATGGGCTTGGGCTTCCAGATGGATTTAGGTGGGTAGACTATTTGTCAGAAAAATTAAATCAAGAATTTGACATTCTAGCTTTACCAGGAGACTCCACAATGGGTCAAATTATGAAAGCTTTTTATTATTTTAAAAAATTTGGAAATCCAAAAAGAATAATTGCTCTTTTTCCTATGAATAGATTAACATTTCCTCATATAGAGGGAAAGCTTATGTCAGTACCAAACACGGCATATCAAAACGTTTTAGATAAAAAAGATGCAAATTACTCAACAACAATAGATATTGGGCATTATACTTTTCAAAAATATTCAAAAGCTCCTTATAATTTGGGAGAAATACTGCCAGTAGAATTTGTTTTTTATCATGAAAGAGCAATGCTAGATATGCTAGAGCAGTATTGTCAAACAAACAATATAGATTTTATCTGGAGTGTTTGGCATTATGAATATCAAGACTTTATTTTTAATAGAATTGAAAATGAGTATCCTGGTTATCATAAAAACTATTGCTGGTTAAAAACAAATAGTTGGAATTTATTTAAAGATATTGATTTGCCTAAAGGAGAAAAGGTTATATCTTGTCATAAAGATCTGCAAGATGAGTTACTATTTAATATTGCTGCAGACAGATCAAGAAGAACTCCTCATTGGGGATTTCATAGGCATATGCATATAGCCGATGAAGTTTATAAATATTTAGTAAAAAATAGTAATATTTGATATAATAATATGGGAAAAACCCATAATAGAAAGAGGTATAAAATGGCGGATACAAGAAATCCAAATGCAGTAAAAGTACTAGCAGCAGCAAAAAAAATTGTTGACTCAGGATACAAAGAAGGCGAAAACAACGATACGATAATGGGCAAATGGTTTGGGCTAAATCACCAACCTTGGTGTGCAATGTTCGTTTCATACTGTTTTGACCAAGCGGGATTAGTAAAGTTAGTTGCAGCACAGGGTCCAAAAGGATTTGCATCTTGTAATGCTGGAGCAAAATGGTTTGCAAAAAATGGACAAATTGTTCCAGTCGGACAAGCAGAGCCAGGAGACATAGTGTTCTTTAATTTTGATTCAGACCCAACAACAACTGAGCACGTAGGAATTGTTTATGCAAATGATCCTGCAAAAGGCCAAATGGTAACTTTTGAGGGAAACACTAGCGGAGACGTTAAGGGGTCACAAGCAAATGGAGACGGTGCTTTCAAAAAGACACGCAAGTATGCAAATGTAATGGCAGTTGCTCGTCCAAAATGGTAAAATTAAAAAAAATATTAATAATTTTATCTGTTATAGTTGTTGCTTTTGGCTTTATTGCTAAAGCAGTTGCATCAACCCCAGACTGGGTTGTACAGGACAAAAAAGTTACTCCTGGAGCTATTAATAAAAATGTTACACAAGCA